ATGTATACTGCGCTGATGTTTCTGCTGCGAGCGCCGCGCTTCTCCTCATCTACTGAGCCAGCATGTTTAACAATCATCTTTGCTCCGTTTAGATCTTGATAGCTCTTTTTCTTGCTACCGTACATTTTACTTTCCATGGTAAGTTCTTCCTGTTGTCCGCTATTCTTTACCAAATATTCAAAGTCTTTACGATCTAATCTCTGTTTGTCAATGTTTTTAACTTCAAAGTTTAACATATTAGATGCTGCATATTTGCGCATGTTGCGTAACCAAGCATACCAGTTGTCACTTTGCTCGCTATCCATTTCACTTATCATATCATTGTTGAAGTATATCTTTATCAAGTCATCTTGTAAATTTATAACAATACTTCCGCGATCTTTGTAATCAAACTCAAAAAATACAGCCTGATCACTGTCTAGTGTAGTGTTACCTTCACTATCGCCCAATTGAACGTTGCTAAAACGTGTTCTAATTTTATCAAATACTTCTTTGCTTATTTGGCTCATGATAATGTATTTATGCTTACATAATTATAAATGGCATTGGTGCATCATAGTCATCAGTGCCATCGCGCAAACTACTTTCAAGTTCTGGAACATAGTTTTTAAGTTCATTGGCAATACGCAATGCTAAAATAGTACTCATAACAAGGTCATCTGTTTCGCCTTGTTTGGCTGCATAACTACCGCCGCTGGCAATAAAATTTTTAAGTTCACTGATCAGTGGTTTGCTTTTAACATGCAATTTGTGTGACTCTATGAGTGTTTTCAGTTTAGCACAACTTGCAAGTTTTACTCTGTTTGTGGTGTTGAATCCTTTGCGGAATGTGCGTGTGTTGCCTGCACGTTTTGGTTCACTCAAAAATATTCCTGGTATGTTCTCTTCACCTACATCAGCAATGCTTATCAGTGCTGCTTCACCGATAGTATTGTTTTCAACACTGTAATAGATGTTGGTCATATTGCTTCGTGTTTCTTCTGCAATGTGTGTACAAATAGCTTTGAGGATTTGTATCTGTTGGGGAATAGGAGTTTTATTGTGGCGCCATTCTGCTACTTGTTGCATGCTGGGTGCTTCAAATACTTGTATGGCTGCAGGATCTCCTCCTGTTCCTAAACTTGGATCGAGTGCAACAATATAGGTGCTGCTTGCATTTGGCTTTTTATACCAACGCACTGTGCCTTGTTTTAGTATAGGTTCGGTGCCTTCCATACTAGCAAGAAACATGCTGTTGATTAGTGTTTCTTCCCATATGATCGGCTCACATTCGTGTTCACGTTGAAAACGTTCTGTACCCACACTGTGACGTTCTTGTGCTGCCCATACATCATCTCTATCAGGATGTCGATTCCATTTAGCCATGTAACCTTTGAAACCGTTTTCGCCAATTTCAGTTTCATTACCGTCAACGTCAATTGTACGATTGGCGCCTTTCCATATCATCCAAAATTGATCATCATCACTGTTAGGTGTGCTTGTAATAATAGCCTTACCACCTGTTGCTAGTGTAGGACTAATACTGGTCCAAAACTCACGGGCAATGGTGTTACGCACAAATGCAAACTCATCACAATACAATAGTGTGATACTCATACCACGTCCTGTTGTTTCTGTTGTTGTGGTGCTTACAATGCGTGATCCATTTTCAAAGTCTATACTGCCTTTGTTGTAACTAACAACACCTGCTCTGATGTGATCGGGGCATAGTTCATATGCATAACGTATACGCTGCATAATTTCTTGGGCACCCACATATTTGTGTGCAGCAATCAGTATGGTACTGTCCGGTTTGAACATTGCATACCACAACAAATAACCTGCTGCAGTTGTGGTTTTGCCCATTTGCCTTCCTAGTAGATTGATGCTAAAACGATTATTGTGATATATTTCTATTAGTTCATCCTGAAAATCAAAAGGTTTGTATAACAAACGACCTTTTGTAGGATGCTGAATGTAAAAATAGTTTGATAAAAAGTAAGCAGGACCAGTGTTAGGATCTGCACACTCTGCAAACTGTTTTATTTCATCATGTGTAAATGTTTGTCGACGGTTTGCTTGTTTTACAAGCACGCCTTCAAGATTCTTACTCATTATATTCCTATCTTAATATGTACCCTTGGTGGTGTAGTACTTAGTTTGATAACTTCACTGGCAATATCAAATCTATCACGCAATTGTTCAAACAGTGTTCGGTTGAGTCCTTGCGCTGCAATATCGTAACTACTTATACCGATGCTTGCATAGTAATCACTTTCCAGTCCATAACGTTTGCCCATGTTAGGAAACACACCCACAACAAACAAACACACATCTGCTAGTTCTTTTGCGTTCAAATGTTTTGGATCTTTTAGTGTCATGTATGCTTGTGCAAAACTGTCTTTGGGTAGAAAGTGAGGACGGTCAACAAAACTTCCAAGCAGTATAGCAATATATGCTTGCAAATCTTCAGGCAACTCATAGCCTGTTTGGTGTTGTGTCTCTATAATACATTCTCGAAACACCTGAGTGTATTCATCTTTGATGTACATGTAAATATTTAGTCAGAAAAATAGGCACTGCAAAAAACAGTGCCTATTGTTTTTATTCTTTTTCTTCTAGTGATTCTTCAACAACCTGAGTCATGTAACGCTTGTACATGCCTTCAAAAGTCAACTTGTTGTCTTCTTCAATTTCAGTTGGCTCTTGATCCATTGGGTTGTCGCCACCAGCGGCTGCAGCATATGCTTTCTTAGGACCATTCAGTCCACCGCCTAGATCCATTTGATCTTCTGCACTGCTATACTCTTCTTCTGGCTCGTTAGCATACTCATCAATCTTGTACTGTTCGTAGCCTGCAAGTTTCATTAGTTCACTTAGTGCTGATACTGGTACTTCAACTGTTTCTTCAACTTCTTCTTCTTCTACAGTTTCAAATGACTCATCAACTTCTTCTTCATCGTCGTCTTCGTCTACGTCTGCTTCTTTAGCAATAAATGCTTCTTCGCTGACTTCGTCTTCGACAACTTCAACACTCTCAGCAACGATAACGTTGGTGTTCATGCCCATAACGCCACTGCGTCCTGCAAGTTTAAGCATGCGTTCAAAGTCACTGTTGTCTACACTTTCTTCAACAACTTCCTCTTCGTGTACTTCTTCTACACTATCTTCTTCAACAGTTTCTTCTGCTTCGTCGACAACTTCATCAGTTGCTTCTTCAACAGTTTCTTCTACAACAGCCTCTTCACTTACTGCTTCTTCTTCTGCTACTGCAGTTTTTTCAGCAGCGGTGATAGCACGTTGGATATCTTCGTTGTCGTAGTTTTCCTGGATTTCTTTAAGTTTTGCCAATACGTCTTGCATGATTCTATTCCTTTTTCGCGAATTCATATTTGCGGGTTTCTAAACTTTTGAGCATGTTTTCGTTGTAAGCATCACCAAACACTTCTTCCGTTTTAACATTGTCCGCATCTTTATAGTCCGCATCCTCTAATTTAGAAGTGTACTCTTCATCTCCTTTTAGAGACTCTTCGCGAGCAATTTCTTCAGGATGGTTTTTGTTAATGACAACAAGGTGTGGTGCTTCGCAGCAACCCTTTTGTGTTAGATACTCATACAATTGATGAGCAGTCACTGGATAGTTAACCTCAGCATCCATGATGTGTACTTCACTGTTGCTCAGTGTCTGAAAGTCCATTGGATGCTCCTGGATAGGAGTTTTCTTAGGCTTGCTTAAACTTTTTAGTTCATACTTTTCAAGTGCAGTTTCTAATGCATCGATACGATCATTGTCTACATCACCTGCAATTTTAATACGAAAACTGTAAGTTCTTTCGCTTTCCATCAAATAACTTGTAAAACTTTTCATTGTCACTTCCTTATAGTATATTTATGCTTTAAGTGCTACTTTTTGTCTAGTATTTGCTGCAGCAGAGTGTTACGGTCCAGCACAACACCTTCGCCATCTGTGCTAACTTCTCCGCTGCTTTGTTGGTCTTTAGCAAGCCTTGCATCTAGACCTGCTTTTTTGAGTTGCAAGTCTACCATACGCAGTTTCTTGTTTACCTTGTGTGCTTTTGCACTCAGTGCAGTGTCCAGCATACGGGCAGCGTTACCAAATATCTCACCGCTAAAACGTGCTTCTACATTCATTCCCAAGTCCATAAGATCCTTGAATGTGTCTTGTGCAAGTTGTGCAATCTCATCCATTTCATTGTCACTGGTTTCAAGATCACGCACACTTGGTAGTGCTGCATCAATTTTATCTACCTTGGTCATTGCTGTTTCTATTTCTGTAACAGTCAATGGTGTTGATTCTGTAGGTTCAGCAGCAACCATGCGATCAACAACATCTTCGCTGGTTTCTACATCAAAAAGGTCTTCTAGTTTCTTTGTCATCTGCTATCCAATATATCTTGCATGATTTTGCTGGCTGTGTTAGTGAAGAAGCGTGGTGCAAATGCATGTACTACTAATGCTGGCACACACAATTGTAGCCGAACTGCAGACTTTAGTGCAAAACACATATGTTGTATTGCTGTCTCATCTACTTCTTTGAGATGTTGTTTACACTTTTTACTAAACATAATAATACTTATTTCCGTTTCTTGCCATTGTGAAAAATATCATTCTCTGTTACAATTCTAAAAGTCAGTCCTTTGAGTTTACACCATTTTGCTGCAGCCTCCCATTTTGCATGGTTAATAGCAATAGCAAGTTTATCGTGCTGGCTGGTTTTTGCACCTAATCTTGTTTGTGATTCTGGTTTCACTTCTATTAGTTCAGCCCGTTTTTTTCCGCCTTTGTCCTGATAAACTATCAAAAAGTCTGGTATATAGATGCTCTGCTTGCCTGTAAGAGGATTGCGATAAGGTATCTGTATGCTTTCACTTGCCCAGTTTATCACACTAGGATGGTTATCACAGAAGCGCATAAAAGCGTGTTCCCATCCACTGCGGTAACGTGGCTTTTTTATGCCTGCATACTTTTCTGGATTGGCCATTTCGTATAGGCCATTAGCCCACTTGCCTTTTGCCATTATACTCTTATCTGTCGTTGTATATTTGCACTTGGCTGTAAATTCTTACTGAATCCTAACAATCCATTACCTGTTCTACTTAGGTTAAGAAAGGCTGTGATACTTTGTTGTAGATTGATTGTATCAAACTGTGTGATGATGTCCTGTGGAAAAACTTGTAATTCATTACACGTTACAAGCACTGCACTGGTTAATGCACTTGCTGCTTCGAGATTGTTGTTGGTGCGCTGTAGAAAGAACGCTTTTACAACATCATACTGTTGCGGATCTATTGTGATTACTGTTTTGAAATAATCAGTAAAGTACTCGTTGATGCGTAGGTCTACATCATCTCTAACATCAGTGAGTGGAAGATTAATTGTTTGTGCCATTTGCAAGTCCTTTTAGTTACTTATCACTAAAAATCTTCGACGATGGTATTGGCAAGATTTTGACTTTGTGTCTTAGGACCAACACCAACATAAGGATCTACTGCGACACCACTTTTGTTTTGCCAACTTGCTAGTGCAGTTGTACCATTTATGTTGGTATATTGTTGTGTTGTGTTTAATAGTTCTTTACGCTTTGATGCAGTCTGTTCTGCAGTCAACGGTGAAACACCACTTGCTGCTTCGTTGAGACTGTTTTGTACACTGGTAATTCTGCCTTCCAACTGCAGTTTCTTAATTGCATAGTTTGCATTATTCACAACAGGTTGTGAATTGTTTCTACTAATGTAAATGTCACTTATCTTGCGTGGAGTAGCTGCACTGTTGTAGTTTGTAGGCTGTACAATTGGATTGCCTATGTTGAGGTCTGTAGTTCGCTGTGCTGTATAGTTGTTGTTACCAATCACAGTGCTGTTACTTGAAATATTCCGCGGTATGTTGACAATAGGGTTATCGTTTTCGACACTTTGCAAACCTTGTAACACAGCAATAGGATCATCACCTGCTTTGATTTTTATTGCACTGCTAATCAATGGTGTAACTTCATTATACAAACTGGTTGTTCCTAGAGTTTGATTTAGTTTGCCAATCAATTGGTCAGAGCCGCCGGGTATGATGCCATCCAGTTTGTCTAGTGTATTGCCAATTTGCCTAAAAATACTGTCCTCATCAAACAAGCTACCGAATGGTCCGAGGGTGTTGTTTTCTGGGCGAATGTTGCCCAATGGACTTGGTGTGGTGTCGTAATGCAAGTTATTAATAAATGTTTTTGGATTGTTATCATCAACTATTCCACTGCCGTATAACACAGTTTCATACTTGATGGTCATTGTGTGTTCCAATGGTGTAAATTCGCCAGCAGTGTGTGTTGGATGTTGGAACGAACTAATTATAGGATTTATCAGTGTGTATTCACTAAACTTACCATCAAACAGAGTATAGATTTGAATTGTGCTAAAAAACTTGGTGTTGCCGTTGGCATAACCAAATGCACTTGCATTTCGTGGTGTATACCTGTCGCGCACCTGAAAATCGTTTGTGGTATATGTGCTGTCCAAATAATAGTGAGTCATGTAGTTGTACCACATTTTCAGCACTAGTTCTTTGGCATCATCATGGAACGTTACACGAGTATCGCCATATTCTATCTTGTGCTGGCTGTACACACGTTTGTTGTATTGATTGTGATCTTGCACATCAATGGTGTATGAAGGTAGGTCCACAGCCTTGACCATCAGTGGCAGTTCTATTTTGTCCTCATTGGTAAACTTACTTGCTACATCAGGAGCAAAGTTGAACACGCAAAGATATAGTGCTGAAAGTCTAGGATGTAGAGCATAAGCATTGGCCCGAAAGGTCCGAGACGCATGATCATAGTCTCGGATTCCATTGTTTTCGGTGCCTATAGGCTTCAGGAAATTGTTGATATTACTAGTAATTGCCACCTGCTTATGTCCTTATTAGCCGGTGATAGTTACGCCGGTTCCTCTTGGTACGCTTGCACCAACACCTTGTCCAAGTGGTGTTTGTACAGCATTATCAAATCTAATTGTTAGTGCAATACTTGCTGGATCATTGGTTGCATAGTTTAAATCACCATAGTTTGCACCAGAAACATAACAACCATACATTTCCCATGTTTCTAAAACGTTTGGTGTACTTGCGCCGTTACCACCATCTAAGATATCAAATTTCATAATAAACTTGTAGTCAATGCCTGCACTTGCTGCTGCTTGCTCCATAAAGTCAAACTGCTTCTGAAGTTGCTCGCCTACTAGTCTACTAACATTGCCGTTAACATCATCACGTAGATTTACTGTGACATCAGCCCATGTGTGCTTGCCAGCAAGTTTAACCATGCTGTTGTACACAGGAATTTCAATTGATTCAAATGTTACATCTGGACGTGTGATATCCATAATCTGTTTTGTTAGTTCTGTTCTTGGTGTCGAGACACCAAAATTATCAAATACCGCACGGAAGCGATATTTTAGTTTTGGCATCAGCAAACCTTGGCTGCTGGCGCTTTGGTCGCTGTCTAGTGGGACAGTAAATTTACTAAGTGATGATACTGACATCAATCAATCTCCTATTTCCTTATAAAGTATTTATCGTTATATGACTACAAAAAAATCATGGTTTGTGGTGGTATCATAAAAAAAGAGGGGCAAACCCCTCTTTTTAGATGTGTTAAGAAGTGTTTTTACACTGATTGTGCCGCTGCAATGTTACCTGCTGCAATTTCACCTGTATTCTTGATACGAATCGGAATAAAGATAAACTCTGCTGCTTTGACAGGCTCAATAGCAATGTCCACATACAGTTCGTTGCGATCAATTCTGTCGGCTGTGTTGTTGGTTTCGTCACAAACAACCAAGTAGTCATATACGCCACGCTTGGCAACTAGATCGTTAAGGATACCTTCGATGCCTTCTTTCATCTCATCTCTGGTGATCTTATCGTTTGGTTCAAACACAAAGTTTGCAGCATAATCCTGCAGTGTTCTGCGTAGGAAACCAACCAGTCTTGAAACGTTGATGCGATCTAATGCACTTGTGCTTGGTGCGCGAGTCTTGTTACCATAGTTCATCAAACCATAACCATTAATAAATGTTAATGGGTTGACTCTATTGCTATACAGTGTATCGCGTACACCTTCAGTGATATTGTCTACAACAAACTCACCTGTGGCGCTATTTACATAACCAATGCTTGTAACATTGTCTAACAAGCCGCGGCGTGTACCTGCAGGTGCAAACCAAGGAAACGCTTGGTCGTCACTGCGGATAATTGTTCTCAACGCTGCATGTGAACTTGGTACTGCAACACTGTTGCCACTCAAGTCATTTGTTCTACCACTTGGATAGAACACTGCCAAGTATGGATCACTTGTTATCAA